AGCATAAAAACAAAGATGTCAAATTCGTTAAACAAAAAGCTGCGTGGGAAGACAATTAAAATTTTTGGACCTCCTGGAACAGGTAAGACCGAAAACTTACTTAAAAGAGTTCAAAGGTATCTCAGGCAAGGTCTATCACCGTCCGAAATATGTTACATATCTTTTACAAATAAAGCCGTTGACGAATGCGTTAGTAGAGTTAGAAAAAAATTTAAAGAGTATGATGAAGATGACTTTGTATACTTTAGAACATTACATTCTTTGGCCCGACAACAGTTTGCTGAAATTCCCGTTTTAGACCCTAAAGCAGATTTATTAATGTTTCATACTCAATACGGAACGGTAAAAATAAATTTTAAAAACGAGTACGATGAAGCTAAAGTTTATAACAATTGGTCATTACAAATTTACGATAGGGCCAGAAACATGAAAATAGATCCGATAGTTTTATATAAACAGCAATCTAGAAAAGCGGTGCGTCTACAACAATTCAAGTCTATTATTGCGGGCTACGAGGAGTTTAAAACAATGGAGATGGAGAATGGACAACGGACACCGGATCGATTGGACTTTACGGACATGATTCAAAAATTTATTAATGATGCGTCTAACTTACCAATAAAAGTTTTGATGGTGGATGAAGCTCAAGATCTTACCCCTTTACAGTGGGACATGGTTGTAAAGATTGCAAAAAATGTATGGAGAGTTTACATCGCGGGCGATGATGATCAAGCTATTTATGAATGGAACGGGGCTGAGGTTGAATACTTTCAAACATTTCCGGGACGTAATGTTATTCTTAAAAAATCAGTAAGATTAAACAAAGATGTTCATTTCTTTTCTAAATGTTTATTACAAGGAATGAAAAACAATAGAGTAGAAAAAGAATTTTATTCAAACGACAAAGACGGAAGTATTCATTATTGGAATAGTTTGAAGAAGGTGCCTTGGGAGACAAAGGGTAGTTGGTTAGTGCTTGCAAGAATTAATGATGTCAAAAAGGAATTACAAGAAGAAGCAAAAAATTTGTCTTTGTATTATCAAGATGTAAAAGGGAACAAGTCTTTTGACATGAACCAATTCCAGGCCATTCAATATTGGGAGAAAATTTGTGATGGAGGAAGTATCTCAAGAGAGGAAGCTTGCATTATGTATGAATATTTATTGAACATAGATCATGGTTTTAGGTCTCAAGAAAGTAAAAAATGGTCTTTTGCACATCCTAATCAGGTATTTAATTTTGATGAATTACATTTAAGATGTGGGATGCGAGATGAAAAAGGCCCTTGGTTAGAAATATTTAAAAGAAAATTTAAAGAAAGAGATAAACAATATTTTTTAAAAATGATTAAAGAAGGTGTGGACTTATCTCAACCACCTAAAATTATAATAGATACAATACATCAAGTAAAAGGCGGAGAAGCAGATAACGTAGTTTTATCTAGTAAATGTAACTTTCCATCACATTACGAGAAGAAAAACTTACAAGAAAAAATTAAAGAACTTCGGGTTTGGTATACGGGTGCAACCAGATCAAAAGGAACATTACATTTATTAGGCACCCATCATCAATACAATTTTCCGTTAGGGAAATATTACAAACTATACGAGGCTAATTATGACAAACAAAGATATGTTTGATGAGACTTTCCCTCAAGATACTCAGGTAGGCGGAAGTCATTACAAACACTTTCTCATTCAACCATGGACTTTCATAAGAAAGAATGGTTTAAATCCTTTTCAAGCAAATGTAATTAAGTACGTTTGCAGATATTTATTTAAAGGTAAATCAATTGAAGACTTACAAAAAATAAAACATTATTGTGATTTAGAAATAGAGCATATAAAAGATGATAAGAAAAAAAGTTAGTACAGAATTTATTGATTTATTATTTGATATATTTAAAAATAATAATTCGTGGAATTCTGAAAACATAACGAATGGTTGTTTACTAACAAACAATTTAATAGATAAAATACCTATAAATTTTAGAAAACAAATTTATAATGACTATGAAAATGTGCATCATTTACATATTCTAAAATATCCTAAGTCAGGCAAACTCAATTGGCATGACCATTTTGTTTTTGAAAAAAAATCATATATCATCTATATGGATAATGTAGGTGGTACTTTTTTTAAAATTGATAATCAATTAACTTTTGAAAATTCTGAGACAAACAAATTAGTTATATTTGATAGTAAACTAAAACATAAGGCTTATAATGATGACAATATAAGATTTGTAGCCGCTGGTGGAATATTTAAAAAATAAAAAGGAGAAAATAATGGTAGAAGATAAAAATATTTTAAGTAAAATACTTATAAATCATTATGAATGGTGTAAAAAAAACGGAAGAGACACCTCTTGGTACAAAAAAACAAAAAAAGAAATGTTAAAAAAAAGAAGAATTAAATGACTCATCAATTAAATTTTATATATAACGACAGTGATTGGATTTGTCCATCTGAATATCCCGACTTATCTCAAGCAAAAGAAATAGCAATCGACTTAGAAACTAAAGATCCAAACATTAAAACAAAAGGATCAGGATGGGCTACGTTTGATGGAGGTATTGTTGGCTTTGCTGTCTCGGCCTTTGATCAACAATGGTATTTTCCAATACAACATGATGCCGGAGGTAATATGGATGTAGCAATTACCACTGCTTGGATGCAAGATGTTTTAAAAACTCCCGCTACAAAAATTTTTCATAATGCAAGTTACGATGTAGGTTGGTTATTAGTTAATGGTTTTGAAATAAAAGGTAAGATAGTAGATACCATGATTGCGGCCGCAATTGTTAATGAGAATAGATACAGTTTTAGTTTAAATGCTTGCGCTAAAGACTATTTAGGTGAAATTAAAAACGAGACGTTCCTAAACGAAAAAGCAAAAGAATGGGGAATTGACCCTAAAGCAGATCTCTGGAGACTGCCTGCGGGCTACGTAGGCTTCTATGCTGAGCAAGATGCGGGCCTAACCCTACGTTTATGGCAAAGATTAAAACAAGAGATCATAAAACAAGATCTTCATGATGTTTGGGAAATGGAAATGGAATTGCTTCCGATATTAATTGAGATGAGGCAACGTGGAATTAGAGTCGATGAAGCTAAAGCACATTTACTTAAAAAAGAATTTAAACAAAAAGAGTCAGTTGTTCTAAAAAAAATTAAAGATGAAACAACTATCAGTGTCGATATTTGGGCCGCGAGATCTGTTGCTCAAGTGTTTGATCGAATAGGGGTTGAGTACCCACGGACAACGAAAACCGAAGAACCTAGCTTCACGCAAAATTGGCTAATGAATTGTAATAACCCGATAGCGCAACTAATAAGAGAAGCAAGAGAAATAAATAAATTCCATTCAACATTTATAGACTCCATTTTAAGATATACCCATAAGGGTAGAATTCACTCTGAGATCAATCAATTAAGATCGGATCAAGGAGGAACCGTATCAGGACGTTTATCATATTCTAACCCTAACTTGCAACAGATTCCTGCAAGAAATAAAGAATTTGGAGATAAAATTAGAGGTTTATTTTTACCTGAAGAAGGTAGACAATGGGGAAGCTTTGATTACTCACAACAAGAACCTAGATTAGTAGCTCATTACGCGGCCTCAGTTGCAAAACAATTTCCGGGCGCAGATGATTTTATTCAAGCATATGAAAATGAAGAAGCAGACTTTCATCAAATAGTAGCTGACATGGCCGGCATTTCTAGAACTCAAGCTAAGACAATTAACCTTGGTTTATTTTATGGAATGGGTAAGGCAAAATTAGCAAAAGAGTTAGGAATTGATAAAGACAGTGCGGAAAGACTTTTAAATACTTACAATGATCGAGTTCCATTTGTTAAAAAATTAGCAGTTGAGGTAACTAGTAGTGCTTCTAAATATGGTTTTGTAAGAACAATAAAAGGTCGTAAATGTCGATTTGATATGTGGGAACCCGCAACATTTGGAATGAATAAGGCTATGCAATATGAAGAAGCAAAAGCTATTTACGGGAACAACATTAGAAGGGCCTACACTTACAAAGCTTTGAATAGATTAATACAAGGATCAGCGGCCGATCAAACTAAACAGGCTATGATCGATTGTTATAAAGCGGGCTTTATGCCTTTACTACAAATTCATGATGAATTATGTTTTTCAATTGGTAATGAAAAAGAAATAGAAACAGTAAAAGAAAGAATGGAAAATGCAGTCGATAGTCTCAAAGTACCTTCCAAAGTTGATATTGCCCTCGGACGATCCTGGGGAGAAGCTAAAGAATAAAAATTGTAATCACTGTAACAACACTAAGCTTGATCTTGTGATTGAGGATCTTGAGGTTGTTCAGAAGGATCCTTGTCCTCATTGTTCTCCAACTCCTTCTTACTTTCGTTCTCTTGGAGTTTTTTAAGTTGCTTGTAATAATTTGGGTGTTTCCATTCAAATGTCATATCTTTTCCTTTAAGTTAATTTGTGAATATGGTCAAGGTTGTTGTTATTTATTTAAACGTTTTAACTTTGATTTATATTTTTTAAGATAAGTCAAAGTAGTTTTATTTTTTGTTTCCCACCTTTTGATCAAAGCTTCCAGATGTTTTATTTTCTTTTGCTTTTTTTCTTCAGGTGTGAGAACGATTGTTTTTTTCTTAAGTGTACCATTCAACCAACCTTTGGCTTGAACAAATTTTATCATGTCCAATTCCAACTCGGCTTGTTGGTAACAATGGTGGTTCATTCTAGGTCTTAACCATTTATGTACCATGTGTGATACATCATGGATCAACCTTCTCCATCCATTATGTAAAGTGGATGGATCACCGGATAAACAAATCCAACATCTTCTAGGTTCCCTCGCATAAATTTGAATAGGCATTTTTCTATTCAACCATTTATCCTTATAAGGATGTCTAGTTTGTTTTCTTCCAAACTTTCTTGTCAAAAGACGGTAGGCCCTTTGAGCTTCTTCTTTAGTTATGTATGGAAGGACACTTGGCAATGTTGAATTGCAATCATTGTATTTTTTGGCAGTGTTAAATTTTACATCTAACGTAGCCATCATTGAGTCTAACTTTGTTAAAGTTTGACTTAAGGTTTTTTCACTCATGTTTGCTCTCCTTGTTACTCGACCATATTCACGATGTTTAATAGCTAAGTGACTTTTCTTATCACTAATAAAAATTTCTCATAAAAATTTTTATAATGACATTATACTAAATTGGGTTTTGCACTTTTTAGGTGAAAAATATTTTTTATTGAATTCTAGAGCGATTGCATTTTAGGGTGTTAG